AAATAATATTAACTTTGATGATCATGCAGAGTTAATTGGTTCTATTATGTCTTGGTTTAAGGAAGATAATACAAACTTCTGTAAAACCACATTTGAAAATGCATTAAGAGAGGAGTTAAAGAACTATGAGTAGACCATTTAAAAAAGATGCAATTACTGATAGTGAATTAGTTAATATGCTCACTCAGATTGATTTATATTTTAATCAATGCAATATGATAAATGATGCAGATATGATGAAAGATTGCTATTTACTGGCTAAAGATGACTTTCTAAATAAATATAGATGGATATCTGAGGAAGAATATAACGCAAGTCTAGAAAGATTTAAATTTGAGTGAACTAAGAAACTTTTTAATATTGATTGTTTTAATAATAATACTAGCCACATTTTTATAAAACAATAAAACAAATTAAAAGAGATCAGCTTAAACAAGTTGATCTTTTTTTTATGCCTTAATAACTCTATAAGTAATTATATTCATTCTATAAAGTTAATCTGACCAGTAGGGATAATTTAACGCTCTGTAGCCCTCTATTATGTCTGACTAGGGTTTTTGTTATGTCGTGTTTTGTTTTGCACGTGTGACGTACGCAAAGATTAATACAATTACACTTATATAGATCTAAGTAATGATATATAGAATAGATAAATTATTAAAATTAATATTTTTCTGCAAAAAAGTGGGGTTGGGGTAGTAGGGGTATATATATATCTGTATACCTAGCCGATCAATTTTTTATTTTTTTTTGGTTTTTGACTTTTTACTATTATCTGCGTATAGATTATTGAAAGTCACGTTAGGATCTAGATAGCTTTCATGTTGTTCTGCAGAGTGCAGCCACTGCGAAGGAGCAAAGTCTGGTGGACCTTCACCTGTTCTCCAAAGAGCAGGATTGGATACACGTACTCTGTTGTTAGGCAGGGCGACAAAGTTGCCTGTCCACTTCCCGGCATCTAACAGGTACAACACATGACTCTGTTTATGCTGTGCAGGATCGTCTGCTATATCGTTGTTTGTGTAATCAACGGTAAAAAGATATTTACCTTTATAGAAATTATTATCAATCTTACAATGCCAAAGACTTGAACTAACTCTATCCATCACAACTACACTGTGATCTCTAGATTCACAATCCCAAGCTTGTACTAAATGATCTTGCATTGGTTCTGACCATTCATCGAGGGGTATGTCGGCAACAAGAGCTTGGATTGGCATCCTTGCCCACATAGCTCCTCCATGAACATTTTTGTCTGGTCCGTCTTCCATGTCTATTTCACACCCGGTGAAAACAACTTGAAAACTTAATGACCTATCTGGGATGCAGTTCACTGCAATGGCGATAGCGTGTAAAAACTCCCCATGATATTTTTGATGATTGTGTGTAAACTCCTTCCTTACCCAACAATTAAAATGTGGGATGTTACTTATAAGGTAGGACATTATCTTCTAGCAGCACCACCTCTAGACATCTTCTTTGTCTTCTTCATCATCTTGCCACCATTCATCATTTTGGTTCTACCACCCTTTGACATTTTTTTGGTTTTCTTTACCATCATGCCTTTAGACATCTTTTTTGTCTTTTTGTACGCCATCAATTTCTCCCTTTAACTGCACGTAGTTACTTTTAGATCCACGTAGTATCTCTATGTACCTCTGAACCTGTTAGTTCAGTATACAGTCGTATTCTAATTCTGTCAAGAAAAAAGTTGACAAAATGCACCACAACTGTATAATAATAACTAACAGGCTTATTATGTCTGTTGTCGGTGTAAGGGGTTGTGATAGAATATAATGGCGTTAGGGATTCCAGTTATACTTCGTTATGTAATAGTCACCTTTAGGCAGTCCGTAAGACCTACAGAGTTTGACTTCCCCTTCATCAAGACATGGTAGTATTTGTGTTAGTTGTTATGCTTGGTAATAATGTTATTCACCAAGACTTAGAGTTTTACGATATAGATCGTTGTCGTTACTTTGCAAATCGTTTAAACGCACAACCACCAATACCAAATAAAAGTGGAAAACCACAAAAGATAACAGCGTACTGTAAACCTATAACCAAAAGCTAACGGAGATAATATATGCCACCTGACGAAATCAACGAAGCAGACTATATGCCTGAAGAAATAAATGACCTTCAAGAGATTAATGTAGCAGCACAAGAACCTGTTCAGTTGGATTTTTTTAAGTGGCTAGATAACCAAACAGCAAGAGAAAAGGGTAAATCGTTTTATCAGTGGTTATCTGACTCACTCTAATTATGTAACGAGGGGGAGTTATGTTAGATCCTGTTACGTTGAGTGCAGCAGTCAGTGGAGCAACGGCAGCATATAATGGCATCAAGAAAGCCATTATGTTGGGAAAGGAAATAGAAGATTTAGGATCACAGTTGTCTACGTGGATGTCGGCTGTTAGTGATGTTGATAATATACATAAGAACGCTAACAATCCATCAACATTTGACAAACTGTTTAACGGTTCAATAGAGCAGGTAGCTATAGAAAGTTTTTCTAGTAAAAAGAAGTTACAGAAACAACGAGAAGAACTTCGTAATTTTTTGATAGCTAACTATGGATTACAGGCTTGGGATGATCTTATAAAAGAAGAAGGAAGGATACGTAAAGCTAGACAACAAGCTATATATGCAAAACAAGAACAAAACCGAATGATACGTGACTATAGTATTATGGGTATAGCTTCTTTAATAGGTTTTGCAGCAGTAGGATGGATGATTTGGATCGTAAGTCATTCTATATAGCTTTGTTAATATTGTTTTTTGTAACGTACCTATTTGTAGGTATAGTCAGTGCAAAGATGACAACGTGCAGATTAGCAAGTCAGGTACTTATAAATAAACAAAGGGTTTGTGTCTATGTTGGTGCAAATAACACTCAGTATAGAGAATACTTACCTTACGATGCAGGAAATTGTCCAAGAGATTATCAATGTACGTATCGACCAAATGAAGAACCATTTGATATAAAGAGTGTTATAAAGAGTATAAAGAATCAATTTAAGTAAAGGAATTAAATATGGAATATGGTCCAAACTATAAATTTCAAAAAGGAAGAAAAGGTATTTTAAAAGATGATCCTACTATAAAAGTATCTATGCCAGAAGCAGGATTAGGTTTAGGTATAGCTGCTGCATTAGGAAGTTATTTTGGAAGTAAAAAGAAAAAGAAAACATCCAATGTACCTTTACCAAGATCAAAACCAAAGTTTTCTAATATTAAAGTTCCTGTTGGTAAACCAAAACAAACTCGTAAACCACAAACATTAAAAACCGAAAGAACTGAATCCCAAACCTTTACAAAAAGACAAAGACCGGGAAGAAGTAAAAAAGAAACAGTAAAAGTCAATGTCGTTAACTAAAGTAAAAACAAACGAGAAACAAGAAAAGTTTCTTGACAATTTAATATCTAATGGTGGTAATATCACTAAAGCTTGTGTTGATGCAGGATACAGTCCTAACACAACAAACTGGTTAATGAGGAAACTAAAGGATGAGATTATTGAAAGAACTAAACTTCACTTGGCGAGTGCAGGAGTTAAGGCGGCAAGTCGTATCATTGAAGCTCTGGATGCAGATGGTAGTATCCCTGCTAATCAGTCAGATGTACGAATCCGTGCAGCAAATGATATCTTGGATAGAGTGGGCGTATCTAAACGTCAAGAAATACATACTCAAACTGAAATACTTCATGGGGTTGTGTTTTTACCCCCTAAACAAGATCAAAAAGATATTCCATATGAAACGGTAGAGGGTTAAAATGGTAGATCCAAGTAGAGTAAAAAAACTTTTAGAATCAAATAAATCAAAAGCTAAAGAAGTTTATAATTTTCCTAAACCTGCAACAAGACCTGCACAGAATATTGATAAAGGGTACGTAAACCCAAGACCTGCACAGAATGTTAATCCTAAAAGTAAAAATATTTTGGATAGATTTCCTGAAGAAAAACAAAAAGTTAAAGATCAAAAACTTTCTCAACAAAGTCAAAGAGAAGACAAAAGAAGGAAAGCTCTTAAAACTAAAACTAAACCACTAGATAAAGATTTTTTTAAAAAACAACTTTCCAAAGAACAAAAAGAAATAAAACGTAGAGAAGCTGCAAACAAAAAAGCAAAATATTCTGGAAAAAGCGTTGCTATACCAAAAGTAGGAGGTCAATTTAACAAACCTTTTGGGGGTGTAGAACGTGGAAAACGAAGAGTTAGAAGAAGGGGAATGTTTGACATTTAAAGGGGAATTATATGACAGAAAAACGAATAGCTAACGTAACAAGTGTAGATCAACTAACACAAGGTCCTGATTACAGAATAAAAGTAAATGAGGAACTTATGTTGTTAGAAGGCAGAGCAAATATGTTGAAGAATGTCATACAAGATCCAGATTCAACAAAAGAAGAAATAAGTGATGCTAAAAAACAGTTAACTTCTGGAATGAAAGATGCAACACAAAGCCCACCACCGGGTATTCCTATAAATGAGTGGGTAAGTAAAGTAAGTGAAGTATATGCTAATGCAGGTGCTAGAGAGAAAAAGTATGGTGGTGGTTCAGTAAGCAGACCTGCTAGAAATTTTTAGTGTTTGAACGCATTGACGTAAAAAA